AGTTTATGACATCATCAGAATAGTTCTTCCAGCATCGGTAAACTATGATATCTACGCAACTGGTCAATCAAACGGAACAGCAAATATAGCTATTGATAATATAGCTGGAAACACTGTGACCGTTTTAGTTAATGGTAAGTCTTCAGCAACTATCAAACCATTCGAGTGGAACATTGTAACTGTTGGGTTTTTAGAGCCACTTAATTTTGGTAACACTAATTCAGCAATAGAAACTGGATTACGATTAGTCAATAACTTTTCTTATGAAGCAATATCTGCACACCAAATTCCAGAAGAAAAACTTAATAGACAAATCCTCTTTGATCAGTGGAATGAGTACGATACTGAAACAACTTGGGATGGAGCAGTACCAGGTAGCGGAGGACTTGATGATATCTGGTACAACATTGCTGTTGACCTATCGGTCGCTGTAGGAAACATTGCCTTGGACCCAACAAAGACATACCTTGACTACATTGGTGCACTAAGAATGTCCAATGGGCCTGATTTTAGAGTGTTGTCCTTTCCAGGGACAAAATGGACATCTTATACTGGATACAATGAGGTAGGCTTAACACAGATTCCGCTATAATATGGTATACTTGTGGTTATGAGTAAAGAAAAAGTTGACCCTATTGAGCAAGCGTTAGGTAACGCAAAGGTCCAAATTGTTAACGAAGAGTTCTCAAACTTTGGTACATATGTCTGGGTAAAGGCAAATGGAAAAGCTTTTTCGGATGGACATGGAAATGTTCTGTCAATTGAATCAATGAAGAACGATCACGAAAGAGTAAAGAAGCTACAGGATGCTGCTGCATATTATGGAGAAGCAGACGGTAAGCCAGTATTTTATCCTGGTACTCGTCAAATTTCAGAAGAAACTCATTCTGAGCAGGTAGATAGAATGAAACAAGGACTTATTCCTAATATGAATGATCTTGGTGCTGTTATTGCTGCAAAAAAGACATTAGAACTTTATGGAGATGAAGGCTAATGTCAGAAATTATTAGAGTCAAGGTAGATAAAGTTGAAGAGTCAGACAATGAGTTTAAACTTTTAGATCCATTCTCTAAGAATTGGGAAGACATCAAGACTCTAAAAGGTTTTGACAATAACTTTAAGCGTCGTGCGACAAGGATGTCAAAAGTTGACGTTACACCAGCATACTTGGATAGTGCAATGGCTGTTTCTGCTGGTAAAAATGGGGCAAAGTCAAAAGAAATTAATCCTGGAACCGTATATGTAAACGGTTACAGTCTTTTTGATGTAATTACACCACCCTGGAACTTGTATGAGCTTGCAAACTACTACGACACATCATTTGCTAACCACGCAGCAATTGATGCAAAGGTAGAAAACATTGTTGGACTTGGATACGACTTCCACGTTTCAGATAGAACTATGCTCAGGCTAGAGCAGGTAATGAACGATGAACAAAGAGATCGTGCACGTAGCCGTATTGAGCGAGCAAAGATTGAGCTTCGTGATTGGATGGAGTCACTCAATGACGATGACTCTTTTACTCACACACTAATGAAGGCCTATACAGACTATGAGGCAACAGGAAATGGATACCTAGAAATTGGTAGAACCGTTACTGGAGAAATTGGATACATTGGTCACATTCCTTCCACAACAATGCGTGTTCGTCGTTTGAAGGATGGCTATGTTCAGATTATTGGAAACAAGGTTGTATACTTTAGAAATTTTGGGGCAAAAAATCCAAACCCAATTACAGAAGATCCAAGACCAAACGAGATCATTCACCTAAAGCAATACTCTCCACTAAACACGTATTACGGTATTCCAGATATCATGTCTGCAATTGGTGCTCTTCATGGAGACCAACTATCGTCTCAGTACAACATTGATTATTTTGCAAACAAGGCTGTTCCACGTTATGTTATTACAACAAAGGGTGTTCAGCTTTCTGACGAATCAGAAGACAAAATGTTTAGATTCCTTCAGACAAATCTTAAGGGGCAGTCTCACAGAACACTATACATTCCTCTACCTGGAGACACAGAATACAATAAAGTAGAGTTTAAGATGGAGCCAATTGAGACAGGTGCTCAGGAAGCATCTTTCCGTGAGTACAGCAAGCAAAACAGAGATCAGATTCTTGTTGCTCATCAGGTTCCACTTTCAAAACTTGGTGGTGGTGACTCATCTAACATTGCTGCTGCACTTGCACAAGATCGTACATTTAAAGAGCAGGTTGCAAGACCACAGCAACGCAATATTGAAAAGCAGATCAATAAGGTTATTCGTGAAAAGACCGATGTGCTTGAACTTAAGTTTAATGAGCTTACACTAACTGATGAAATTGCACAGTCACAGATCCTTGAGCGTTATGTCAAGACTCAAGTTATGACACCAAATGAGGCTCGTCAAAAGCTTGGTTTGCCACAGAGACCAGATGGAGACAGTCCATTCCAAATGAGTCCAAGGCAGGCAACCGACATGAGAGCCAATACTGCACAAAATAGAGAACGTGATACAGAACGTACCAACAATAATTCAGATAGCCCTTCAACAATTTCTGGTAGAAATCCACAGGGCGAAGGTCAATCTTCTAAATAATATGCTATAATAAAAAGAATATTTAAAAATTGAAATATTCTAAAAACGCAGTATATAATTGTATTAGTATGACTATTCAAAAAGCTCACTGGAATACTGAAGGCGACAACATTCGCCTCTCAATGCCGTTCTCAAAAATAGACAAAGAGAGACGTATGGTCTCTGGCTTTGCTACATTGGATAACGTTGACAAGCAGTCGGACATCGTTACATCTGACGCTTCCCTAAAAGCATTCTCAAAATTCCGTGGGAATATTCGTGAAATGCACCAGCCACTAGCAGTAGGCAAAATGGTGTCATTCAAAGAAGACAAATACTTTGACCCAGATACAAAGAAATTCTACAATGGTGTATACGTTTCTGCATATGTATCAAAGGGTGCTCAGGATACCTGGGAAAAGGTTTTAGACGGAACCCTTTCTGGCTTTTCTATTGGAGGAAAGATGAACAAGTGGGATGATGGCTATGACGAAAAGATGGATCAGAAGATTCGCATTATTAAAGAGTATGACTTGGTTGAGCTATCTCTTGTTGATACCCCTGCGAATCAGCTAGCAAATATTATATCAATTGAAAAAGTTGATGGTGTTGATGTTATTACTGGTCAAGCCATAGATACAGAAATTGAAAATGTTTTTTGGGATGAAGAAAACGGTATCGTAATGATTTCTGCTAATGAAATAGAGTTTAGCCCAACAACCAACATCCCAATGAAGAATATCGGATTTGTAGAAAAGTCTGATTCAGATAAAGCAGATTTAGTAAAGTTCTTAGTTGATAGTGCTAAAGGCATCGAAACAATTAAGATAATAAAGGAGGTAAGTCCTATGACTGAAGAAACAACAACAGTCACAGAAGCAACAGAAGAAGTCGTTGCTGATGTAGAGGTCGCTCCAGAGGTTGAAACCGTTGAAGAAACTGTAGAAGAAAATGCTGAAGAGGCTACTGAAGAGGTAGACGAGAAGGCAGATTCTGTTGAGGACACAGAAGATTCAATAGTCAAGTCAGGTGAGGTTCTTGTTGAAGCAGTTGCTGATATTAAGAATAGCCTCACATCGGCCTTTAGCGATCTTGCCGATACTGTAAAGTCTCTACACGAGCAAGTATCAGAACTAACAAAGTCACTCGATTCTGTGAAAACAGAAGTTGCAGATGCAAAGGGTGAATTTAATGAATTTGGAAAGAGAGTAGATGCTGTTGAGGCAGATACAGCTTTCCGTAAATCTGGCGATCTAGGCGAGATCGTTCAGGATATTCAATCAGAAAAGATTGAAAAATCCCTATGGGGCGGACGTTTCCTCAAAACTGCCGATCTATAAATACAAAAAATCACTTAGGAGGTGACAATATGTCGGAAGAAATTATTAAAAACTATCCAGGTGCAGGTGCCGTCGAAGTAAATGGCGAAGGTGCATTCGCATCTGGAGGTAGAGGTGGTGTAAGCAACCCTGGTGCAAATACATTAGGTAATATCCCAACTGCACAGTTTGGTGTTACAACTGGTTCTAACGCCGTTAACCCTTCGGGCGATGCAGGCGGTGGAATCCTACGTCCAGAACAGGCACGTCAATTTATTGACTACATCTGGGATGGAACAGTTCTCGCTAAAGATGGCCGTAGAGTTACAATGCGAGCTAACACAATGGAACTTCAAAAGGTTAACGTTGGTGAGCGTGTTATTCGTGCTGCTAATCAGGCTAATGCCACATATACAAATGCAGGTGCTACTTTTGCAAAGGTTGAACTTACAACCAAGAAGCTACGCCTTGACTGGGAGGTCTCTGCAGAAGCACTCGAAGATAACATCGAGGGTGCAGCTCTAGAAGATCACCTTGTTCGTCTTATGACAAACGCATTTGCAAACGACATCGAGGACCTTGCCATTAATGGTACAGGTACTGGAGGCAACGCATTCCTCAACATCATGGAGGGATTTGTTCGCAAGGTTCGTTTTGGTGGAGATGCTCACGAGTACTCAGCAACCGTTACAAACGGTGCTTTTACTCCAGAGGTTCTTCAGGGTGTTATTTCAGCATTGCCACGTAAGTACCGTGCTCTAAAGAACGGACTTAAGTTCTATGCAAGCACAGACACATTTGCTGACATTGCTAGAAACAATGGAACAACTGACGGAAAAATCTGGACAGAACAATACCGTAATGCATACCTTGCAGGTACTGATCAGATTCTAGGAGAGGCTCGTACGACTCGTGTACTAGGAGTTCCAGTAATGGAAGTTCCTTACTACCCAGACAACTACGTAGACCTTACCTTCCCATCAAACCGTATCTGGGGCTTTCAGCGTGATATCACGGTAAACCGTGAGTACGTTGCGAAGAAAGACACAATCGAGTACACAGTATTCGTTCGTTTCGGTCTTGAGTTCGAAGAAGAAGATGCAATTGCATGGGTTGACAGCGATAGCCAAGACTCGTCTTCATAACACAACTAAACATGTGGGGGCAGGAGGTCAAACTCCTGCCCTCTTTGTTTATATCTGATATAATTGTTTTCAGGAGGTTTTCTAATGTCAACAGAAACAGACAACACAGCTATGATTCAAGATGGAGAAGCAATGGTTTCACCAGAAGCAATAGAGTCATTCACAACAGTAAAAGATAAAATTAAAGGTATGCCAGAAGCAGATGAAGAAAATATAATTGGCTCATCAAGAACCACAGCAACTGGCAGTAAAAAGAAGGCAGCAATTGGTTCAGTAAGTAATGGAGTCATTGGCACAACAAAGATAGAAAATAAGAAAAACACAGATCAGTCGTCAGAGCCAGGAATTAAGGCAGACATGGTTGCAGTTTTTTCAACAAGAAATGTATTGTGGCAGGGTATTGGATCAATTTCCAAGGGCTATAATATCTTTAGCAAGTCGGAGGCCGATCAATGGCTTACTCGTGGACATGTTAGGCTTGCTACGCCACAAGAAGTGGCTCAGGAGTATGGATTATAAT